GCCATCACGATATCCTTTTGCCGGTCGGTAATCAGCAATCTTCTCTTTTCCTTCATCCTGTCCACCGCCAGTCTTGTTTTTCACAATCCATCCGGCATCAATGGCTTTCTGGATGTATTCTCGTTCTTTTTCATCAAGCTGTGATACCGGACAGTGAAAGAAATCAATCTTGTATCCATTCTTATTCTCTTCCGAATACAGCCCATGTGCTTTCATGGAACGATCAATATGCTGTTCGTATCCTGACATGTGTTGTGCCAGTCTGGTAAGAAGTTTTACTGACTGCCCGATATATCCATGGGTTTCGGTACGCCAGAGTATATATATTCCGGTTCCTTCATCCAGTTTCGGATTTACTTTCAGAAGTTTCTTCTTATTGCTAGCTTCAATGGCTTTCGCCTGTCTGAATTTCTTGTAATCCACCCGAAGCTACATCCTTTCAAGCTGGTCTACGATTCTTTTGCATCCGTCCTGCACGTCTTTTAACGACTGGAACTTACGCTCTTCATTTGTACTTTCCCACAGGTCTTTCATTATCGAAAAGCTCATTTTAAAGTTTGGATCATCTCCGAAATACTGCTTTGCAGTTTCAATGTCGTATCCGTCGCCGAAATGTGCACAGTCGAATCCGATCCACCATGTATCCTCATCATCACAGCAATGCAACTTAGATTCAGAATAGGTGATTCCGCCATGACAGCTGATTAAATCTAAATTGGCCCCATGCTTGGCTAACTTATGTGCTTTTGGAATTCCAACATATCCGCACCGGTACGCTCCGGGCATGAATAAAACTACGCATGGATGCCCTTTGTAGTTGAATCTTTTTTCTAAAATCGGTTTCATATAATCACTCCTTAGCTAAACGGTAAATCCGGATCGTAAGCCGGTTCAACAAATGTGTCACTTTCCGGTGCTGACGGTGGAACTACACCGATGTTTTCAGGCTGGTTGCTTCTACCCTTGCTTTCCACAAACTCATGTGTTTCTACCAGACAGTCATTTGTGTAAATCTTCTTTCCATCAGTGTCCGTATAGTTTCCAGTCTGCCAGCTGCCGATAACTGCGATTTTCATTCCCTTATGCAGGTATTTTTCAGCAAAATCTCCATTTTTACCAAGGGCAACACAATTTATGAAATCTGCTTTTCGTTCATTATCTTTGCGATACTGTCTTTCTACTGCAAGAGCGTATCTGGCAATGGTTATGTTGTTAGTTCCGGTACGTATGTCCGGGTCTTTCACTAATCGACCGATCAAAATTACTTTGTTCATGCTATTTCTCCTTATAAGCTTTAGGCATCGGCATCCACGCCGAAACCGTATATTTTATCTCTCTTCCGACTCCAACATCTGCCCATTCGCCGTTTCCGATGTATCTCAGAGATGTTGGCCATTCAGCACCCTTGATTGTTACCGTGTACTGTGGAAGTTCCTCGATATCAACATCTTCGTCTGGCTCCGGTGGTAACATTAATTCTGTTGGAATCCATTCAATCACCGGATTATAGGATGTGAAACATTCCTTTGCCTTTTCCAATGCATCATTCCATCCTCTGTCGTACAAACTGGATGTTGAAGAGATTTCCTTTTTGATTTTGTCCAGAGCATTGATCAGAATCTGCATCCTGTTATTCCTCCTCGTAATCATTACAGTACAGCGATCCGTAATCCCAGACTAATGTGCAGCAATTACGGAATCTGCACTTGCTACAATCTGTCATTTCCATATTCCCTTCTCCTTTCAAAATGGAAACAAGTTCAAATCAACTTCCAGTCCAGCTTGCCCAACCCGAACCAGAACATCATCCCCAACAACTTCTTTAACTTCTTTGAGCATTTTCCCGGCATCTGAAGCATCACCGCTCAAATGTACCAGTGTTATCGTTTTGAGCGATTCTGTGGGATTTTCCTTAATGAATTGCTTACAAGTTGACAGAGAACAATGTCCTGTGATCTGGTGTTTCCACTTCGGGTTGTCTCTGTCTATCAGCTCCTCGCAGTAATTACAACCAATAACCAAGTGATTAAGTTCCATTGATTTGAATTTGTACCGGCAATGCTCAAAGTCTGTCAGGTAAAGAAGCTTTCCCATTTCCTCATGTTCCACTAGATACCCGAAGTTCGGGCACGGCTCTTTATTTGCAGATGTATGCGGCAGGCTGAACGAACTGCACTGAACGAGCCGATTTTGAAGTATTTCTTTTCAGTGACAGCTTTTATAGTTCCGTCCGTTATGCCTAAGTTTTTGATTGTTTCTGCTCCGGTATAGACCGTGATTCCGGCGTTCATGATTTCATGAATAGCTTTGGTGTGATCGCCATGTTCATGTGAAAGAAGTACACCGGAAACATTGTTTATCTGGTAGCCAATTCCTCTGAGGATTTTCTTGTACTTACATCCGCAGTCAAGAAGAACGATCTCGCCTGTACTTGACTGCAAAGCGTAACAGTTTCCATTAGTGCTTCCTGTTGAAATTACTCGCATGAACAAATGGCATCACCTCGCTTTCTATATGCTACATTTATATATCCAAGATATATTCAGCTTCATCTATGGTTTTCTCTAAATCGGAATAGGCATACGGAATGTCTTTTCCTCTATTTAGGCTCTCTAGCTCCGCATAGCTTACGTTACGCATACTGTCTCGCATTAATTTGAGCTGCTTAAGCGGAAGCTCAATGGTTATTATCTGCTCCCAGTCTTTTTTGCTATCTACTCTCTTCATATCATCACCTCGCTTTCAATCTTCTTCCGCATATCGGGCAGTAATTAATTTTGATGAATGCATTTACTGTGTAAAGCCTGTATTCTCCGCCTTTATATCTGATTTGCGTAAAATTAGTGCATTCTCCATTAAATTCTGTGTAAATCAGATCTTCGTTATCATCTCGGACAGGTCTGCAATACTCGCATTTCATACTTCATCATCCTTTGGAAATCTAAATGCTGATACATTATCGTGCGTTACCGCATCATGATAAACACGACGCAACATTCCCATGACTTTCTTGGCTTTTTCTTCTGTGGAATACATTCCCATAACAATTTTTTTGGAATAGTAATTTATAGAAGAGTAGTAATTTACAGAATATGCAACAATTAATTCACCTGCGCGAACAATAGTACTGCTCTCATAAGGGATATCAATATCTCCTGTCTGACCAATTAATCTCATTTTATTCTCCTTTCAATTTCCAAATCCATACTGTGGCATAATTTGATACAGTTTCCATGAAGCATATGGTTCTTGCACGCTCCATATTTTTCGTTAAATTTTTCCACTGGCATCTTTTCTTCGTTTACTGCAC